TGTAAAATGAGAGAATACAGCTATGGTGCCTATGGACATATTGGAGACAGTGAGGTTAAGACGGCGATACTTGCCGGGACTGTACCAGTCTATATAGGCGTAGCAGCGATTAATCTAATCAGAGGATTTGAATCCTTAGAATTAGTCAATGTACCAATCAAAATTTCAAACTTAAATGAAGCAAAAAATCAAGTTGGCTATACAATGGACTGGTCATTTTTTACGATCAGCGAGCCAATCAAAGCTCATTTCGATAACAAGCAGGGCAATGTAGGTCCAATATATGTAATAAATGTATTAGATCCAATAACCATGAAAAAAGCTGTTGAAACAACTATAGAGCTTACGTTTTCCAATGGATATGCATCTTTCATGAGTTCTTTGATAATTCTAGACACATTTGTTATCGAGGATAAAGTAGAAGGTGTTGACTTCAAACTTGAATATGACTTCTCAAAAGGCATGGTTAAAATTACTTCATTAGACAAAGTAAATCCTCTTGTAGGATCCTTATCATCTTCTTTCTTTGAAGTTGATATTACTAAAGTCACCGAAGAAGAAATCATTGGCTTGGCAACAGAAGATGGTGAATTCGAAGGGATTGGAGCTTTACAACTTATCTATCCTAGATACAATGTAGTTCCAAATATTATCGCAGCACCAAAATGGAGCAAGACTCCTGAGGTATATGCTGCTTTAGTAGAAGCGAGCAAGAAAATCAATGGCCACTGGGATGCCTTTGTATTTGCTGATATTCCAATTTTAGATGGGGCAGCTATTGATACAATTGCAAAGGCAATTACTTGGAAAAATGCGAAACAATACAACTCTGAGCGCGCAAAAGTTTTCTGGCCAATGTTTATGGATCCGGATGAAAACATCTTTCATTTGTCTACATTAGTAGCAGCAGAAGCACTTCGAGTAGATTTGAAACACAATTCAATCCCGTTTGAAACGCCAGCTGGCAAAAGCGTACCAGTTGTTAAGCAATATTTTGGTGAAGCTGCTACAAGCAAAGGTTACGATCAACAAACAGCAAATCTTTTGGCAAAAGAGGGTATTACAACCGCAGTGTTCTGGAGTGGTAATTGGGTTATATGGGGTGATCATACTGCAGCATATAAATTCGATGAGAGCGAACCAAATGGAACGACCATTGATCCAAGAGGTATTTTTGATACGTCAATGCGTATGCTCATGCACATCTCAAATAGCTTTCAAATTGAATGGGGAATGCAAATCGATAAACCAATGACTCTTCAGTTAAAAGATACAATCATCAATCGAGAGCAGGAAAAATTGGATGCACTTGTAAGTATCGGAGCTCTAATAGGATCACCAGTGATTGCATTTCTTGAAGAATCAAATTCTTTAGAAGGCATCGTAAATGGACGATTTATTTGGAATCTATCTGCAACACCAACGCCACCATTTAAGAGTGGATCCCTGTACGTAACTTATACGAATGCAGGATTTTCATCATACTTTGGAGGTGAATAATGAGCGCTATTGAATTTAAAGGACCTGTTTCAGCAAACACAATCTATTCAGGCAATGAATTGTGTGCAAAAGATTCATCAGTACAGCTTCCAGCTGTGACACCTATCACAGCAGATTATGTTGCAATGGGAACCATGAATTTACCTGTTATAGGTAACATAGAATCAATGGAAATGACGATAACAAAGATCGGGACAGACGTAAATCTGGGAAAACTCGTTCGCCCAGAGAAACAAGATATTGAAGTAAGATGGGTCCAGGAATCTGTTGGAAACGATGGATCTACAAAACTTGAAGGATGCAAAGCTTTTTTAAGAGCGATTCCAAAAGGCATACCAGGACTTACAACAGAAATTGGCTCAGCAATGGAAAATGAAATCACGTATGAGGTAACGCGTTATCAACTTTTCGTAAACGGTAAAGAACTATTCTTAATTGATAGGCTCAGCCAGATCCTAAGAGTAAATGGCGTTGATTATTACGCGAAAATTAGAAGTCTATTATAAGCAAATCCCCTAATCGTTCTCGATTGGGGGATTTTAACGAAGGGATGTATGAAATGAGACAAAAGATAACACTAAAAAAACCGTTACTAATAAATGGAAACAATGTAAGTGAGCTTGAGTATGACGCAGATGAGATTACATCACAGCTTTTCGCGGAAGCTGACAGCAAAAAAATGCAAGCTGCATCTTCAAAATCGGGAAACATGGCTGGAGCTGTTGAGCTAGATTATAGTTTTCATCTCTACTTAGGTTTTGCAGCTATTATTGCTGTAGATCATAAGATTACGATGGAAGATCTTGAGAGAATCAAAGGACATGATCTCAAAGAGGTGATGAAAATTGGTAGAAATTTTATCTTGCGCTCGGAAGAGTCAGAGGAAAGCGTATCAGAAGCGCAATCCGAGATTACGCCAGAGCCTTTAACACTTCAGTCAGAGACTTAGAATCAATTCCATTAAAAAAGTTCATAGTAGAATACGCTGAAGCTGTAGAAGAAGCGATTGAAGAGCAGAAAAGGGCGAAGAACAATCCAGTCCCATCTAAGTATAAGCGAAGGAGGTAAGCGCTATGGCAAATGGAAAAATGCTACAAGCAGTTATAAATATAGCAGGTCGCATAGATCCATCTTTAGCTAAGTCAATCAATCAAGCAAATAAGCAGATTGGTGGAATTAATGTCACGGCGCTTGCAGCTGGAGCTGCTGTTGCTGCTGGAACTGTAGCGGCTGTTAAATTCGGTATTGAAGCAACTAAGAGTGCAGCGAAATATGAAAAAGAAATGTCTAACGTCGCTACGCTTCTCGATGGGGATGTAAAAGGTAGAATTGAAGAGCTGCAAAAAGAAGTACTCAAAGTATCAAATAGTACTGGTGTCGTGACGAAAGACTTAACTGATGGACTTTACCAAGTTATTTCAGCATTTGGCGATACAAAAGATAGTGCTAAAACACTTGAAATTGCATCAAAAGCGGCTAAAGCGGGCAACGCGACGACTACAGATTCAATCAATTTACTATCAGCTGTTACAAAAGGCTATGGCGATACATCTGCAAAAGCACAGCAGAAGGCTGCAGACTTAGCATTTCAGACGGTAAAACTTGGTCAAACTTCTTTTCCAGAACTTGCTTCAAGTATTGGAAAAGTAATACCTCTAGCAAATGCAATGGGTGTAGCTCAGGAAGAATTATTTGGTGCGACTGCAACACTCACAGGTGTGACAGGAAACACAGCAGAAGTAATGACTCAGCTTAAAGGTACGGTACAAGGTTTCTTACAACCTTCTAAACAAATGTCAGAAGCCATTGAATCACTCGGCTATGAAAATGGTAAAGCTCTATTAGAATCAGAGGGGCTGCAAGGTGCGCTAGACCTTTTGATGGGGTCGGTAAAAGGCAATGAAATAGAGTTTTCAAATCTATTTGGATCCGTAGAAGCAAAAAGTGCGGTGCTCGCTTTGGCAGGTTCTCAGGCAGAAAATTTCACTGAGAAAACAAAGGCCATGTATCAAGCCTCAGGAATTGCAGAGAAAGCATTTGAAGCACAGACAGACAACTTAGATTCTGTTCTTGCTATGATGAAAAACTATGGAAGTAACTTTATGACATCGGTGGGTCTGAAAATCCTACCTATTGTAAAAGAACTGGCTGAAAAGGCTCTACCTGTTTTAGAAAAAATACTTGTGTCATTAGCAGAAAGCGGATTCCCAGATATATTAATAGTTATTATTGATATGGTTTCTGGACTGTCTGATTTGATAATGTGGATTTCTAATACGAATGGTGCTTTTGAAACTATTGCAATTACTGTTGGTACATTAACAGCACTTCTCATAGCTTACAAAGTTCAGCAAGCTCTGACAGCATCTGGCACAACAATATGGGGTCTTGTAGCAGGGGGAGCTGCCACAGCCACGACTGCTCTTGGTACTGCATTTGCATTTCTGACATCGCCGATTGGACTTGTAATCCTAGCAATTGGTGCTGTAATAGCTATTGGTGTGCTACTTTATAAAAATTGGGAACAAATCATTTCGTTCGCTTCAGTAATGGGGGAGCGTCTTAAAGAGATCTTTACTGACATTGGTACAGGAATCTCGAATGCAATAAAATTGCCAGTGAATTTCATGATAGACCAACTCAATAGAGTAATTGAGGGTGTAAACAATATTGAGATTCCAGACTGGGTACCCGCTATTGGTGGAAAAGGAATAAGTATTCCGTTTATACCTAAACTCGCAAAAGGTGGATTCACTGAAGGTGTGTCAATTGCAGGTGAGGCCGGAACAGAAGCGGTTATCTCATTCGACAAGAATCATCGTAAAAGCAATATAGACTATTGGAGAAAAGCAGGAGAAATATTAGGTGTTCTACCTAATGGACAAGATAAGATAAGCTCTTCAGCAAAATTATTTAACCATGAAGGCATATCATTATCAGAAATGAAGGGCTCAGGATCCGTAGTATATGACTTTAGCGGTATTAAATTTGCACCTCAAGTAGTCGTTCATGGTGAAGCTAACAAAAGCGATTTAATGCAGATTCTCAAAGAGTTTGAAGAAGAGTTTATGGACTTTTTAGAAGAGAAAATGCAAGCGCGGGAAGTAGGTAGATATGCCAAAGATAGTCCAGTTTATTAATTATACAACTAGAGAGGGCGACACGTTTGATGCGTTGGCCCTCTCTGTTTATAACGAAGAAAAAAAAGCACACTTAATTATAAAAGAAAATCCTGAGTACAGCGATGTTCTCATTTTCGATGCAAATGTACTTATAAGAATCCCGATTTTTGACGAAAATGAGGCGCCTAAATCACTTCCACCGTGGAGGCAATAATGAAAGTTATTTATAACGGTGTTGATATCGCCAACAAAGTAAAAATCAGTAAATGCACTCATGAGATGTATTGTGAAGGTAAAAGCGACCAACTTACCCTTAAAATGACTGACAATGATGGCTATTGGGATGAATGGTCACCAAAAATCGGGGACACATTAACTATCGTTGAAGACACAGCAAAGACAGGAATCATGCATATTTCAAGTATAACGCCTTCAAGTGGAGAAATATCACTCGTGGCACTTTCAATTCCAAATACAGGGCTAAATAGACATACTAGTGCTTGGGAACAGGTAAAATTCACTCAAATATGTACAGATCTATCTCAAATACATGGTCTTTCTCTTAAAATCTATGGAGAAATAGAGCGTGTTTTTGAATACGTAGAGCAGGATAATCAAACAGATTTTGAGTTTCTACATCAAATATGTGTCCTCGAGGGATGTTCATTTTTAGTCTTTGATATGACTCTTGTAGTATATAGTCAAAGCTATTTAGAGGGGATGAATGCAATTTCAAGCATCAAAGTGACAAAAAGCGATCAGTTTGAGTATGTTGACGCATCATCATCAGAATATGGATCATGCGAAGTGAGAATAGGAAAATTTTATGGCAAATATTCTATAAAAGATGGCAGCACTTATATTCCAACTAAAAGATTTAAGGTAAGCAGTAATGCTGAGGCACTTCGGTATTCCAAAAATATACTAAGAGATGTAAACAAAAGAAGTCGGAGTGGCTGGTTTAAAAAGGGTAGCTTATTAGAATTTGCTCCAGGTAGTGTTTTATACCTAAGCACAGAGCAACGTAAGTCTTGGGATTCTAAGGTGTTCATTACTAGGATACGAAATGATTACGTGAACAAAGAATGCAAAGTCTTTTTTAGAATACCTTTGGAGGGATATTGATGGCTAGATTAGAAAAAGGAATCATTGTTTTAGTCGAAAATAATTTGGCAAGGGTGCAAAATATTGCTAGACCCCATCATGTGTCTACTCCAATTGTGGTACCGTGGTCACTTAGAGGAACAAGGGGAAATTTAGAAGTGGGCACAGAAGTAATCTATTCTGTGTTTGAGGATAACACAGGAATCTTGCTCTCGAGATCAGATGGAGAGGTTTATGGACTTGGTGAATAGGATGTGATTTTATGGCAGTAATTGCTTCATGGCGAGATAAAAAGTGGGAAATATCACCTCAAAAAATTCAAGCATTTAACAAACTTTCCACATCCTTTGCGGTTAAAACTGAAACGAAAACAACAAAGGATGGAAAGGAAGAGAAAATCATAAAAGGATTAGATCTCATACCATTGAGTTTTGATATGAAAATAAGTGATGCAATCGGCATAGATGTTTTAAAAGAGATTGAATCGTGGAAAGATCTTGTTGGCAAAACGGGTTCTTTCAATCTTGGAGGAAAGCGCTTTTTAGCAGAAGTATATATGCTCAATAGTGTCAGCATAGATGAAATTGAAGTAGATGGACTTGGACGTACAAGATCTGCTACTATTTCTTTTTCATTTGTTGAAGCTGAAACAAAAAAAGTTGAAGTTACATCAAAAGCTGGACCGACTTCAAAAGAAAAAAGAAGCAAAAAAATTGTAAACTCACAAATCATTAGTTCAACTTCGATTGTAACTAGTGTTTAAGGAGGGGCCATGAGAGCATTTGGTAATGGTAATCCAGAAGTATGTGCGTCAAATTTACTTAAAATTAGTCGTGGTGAAGTGCCATTTGAAAGAGTGAAAGGCGTTGACCGCAGAGTAATCGATCTACCGATAGAGCAAGCAAAGGCAGAAATAATTGAAGATTCAAGATGGACCATAAGCACATATGAGCCTCGAGTAAATATCCTAAGTATTTCAGTAGACGATGATCCTACTACGTCTTTGTCTATCAATGCGAATCTATCAATCAAGGGAGAACAGCTATGAGCTATGATTTTATAGATATTGATGCAGAAGAATTATACAACGACGTAACTCAAAAACTTGAAGTAGCAGTACAAGAACCACTTTATCCTGGTGATGAAAGAAAGATCTTTGGAGAGGCAATGGTATCTGTTATTCTTGCAAGTAATGCAAAAATGAATGATAGTGCAAAACAAAGGTTACTTAGATATGCGAGACGAACAGCGTTGGATGCAATTGGTGAACGAGTTGGTGAGTCGAGGCTTGTAGCAACGTCATCATCGACGATTTTGAGACTTGCAATTCAGTCTGTATTACCAACTAACGTCATTATTCCAAAAGGTGTTAGAATTACAGCTGATTCAGAAGCTTACTTTGCAACTGTGAAAGAGGCAGTGATTACTGCCGGTAATCTGCATGTTGATGTCGAAGCAAAGTGCACGACACCTGGAAGCAAGTATAACGATTATCCAATAGGAAGCATTAAGACGCTTGTTGATTTAATCCCTTACATTAGCAGTGTAAGCAATCTTACAATTTCAAGTGGTGGAGATGATGGAGAGCCTTATACAGACGATGGCGACAATAGTTATCGAGAAAGGATTAGGCTAGCACCAGCGAAATTTTCAACCGCAGGTACTGAAAGTGCATATGAATTTTATGCAAAGTCAGCAGATGTCACTGTAGGAGACGTAAAAGTATTTTCTCCAACAGAAGGCGTTACAAAAATTATTCAACTTCTAAAAGATGGAAACATACCATCTGTGAGCGTAATAGAAAAAGTTACCAATGTAGTTACAGATCCAAAAATAAAACCGTTGACTGATCATGTTATCGTTGAGGCACCTTCAGAAGTTCTGTATGATATAGAGCTGCATTATTATGTAAGAGCTGATGATGAAGGTGATGCAATCAGTAACATCGAGGGAGAAGGTGGCGCGATTGATCGTTATATCGATTGGCAATCCGCTGCATTAAAAAGAGACATCAATCCGGATGAACTCAAAAAGCACATATTATCACCGTCATGGTCAGTAAATGGCATTGGAGCAAATAGAGCAGAAATTACACTGCCTTTATATCAAGTGATTGGAATAGATCAAGTAGCTCGATTCAGCGGTACTATTTCAGTTACTCATGAGGTGATTTAATGAAACTTGATGATTTAGATTTTGTAAAATTAATTCCTGAATTCATGCGCGATGATGAAGCAATCAAAGTATTTGCTGAGGTGCTGAATGAAGTCTCTCATAAAATCGCACTAAAATGTGAGACTTTGGGCACCTGGAATCATATAGATGACTTGTCAGTTGAAGAGCTTGACGAACTCGCTTGGGAACTGAATATTGATTGGTACAATAAAAAGTCTTCGATTGAAGTTAAGCGTGAAATTATAAAAAACTCTGATCTTGTACACTCTAGAAGGGGAACAAAATGGGCAGTTGAGCAACTTGTAAAATCCTTTTTTGGAAGCGGAAAGGTCCAAGAATGGTATGAGTATGACGGTGCGCCATATCGATTTAAGGTAATCACTTCAAATGCTGAAATCACCGAAACACTTACGCAAGAGTTCTTAAGAGCAGTAGAGAAATCAAAAAACGTCAGAAGCTGGCTTGAAGCGGTGTCAATTGAGCTTGGAAGTAGCTTAACAATATATACTGGAACTGCTTATCACATAGTCACAAAAGAAACGCATATTGTAGGGGGTGAAGTAATTTGATGAATAGCATAGTAACAAACAAAGGTAACGCACTCCTTGCCAAAGGTCTGACTGGAATACCAATAGAGTTTTCAAAAATTGCACTGGGAGATGGCAACTTAGGTGCTATTGATCCTAAGGAACTGAACGATATCATTTCTACAAGAGTAGAGTCAGCTGTCTCAAGTATCAATTTAGAGGGCGAAGGAATTGCCTCAGTAAGCGCTGCTTTCAGTAATGAAGCCTTAGAAGTAGGTTTCTACTATAGAGAATGCGGTTTGTTTGCGATTGATCCAGATGAAGGTGAGATACTTTATTCCTATGGAAACGCTGCAGAATATGCAGAATATATTGCGCCTACTGGTTCATCAACACTGATTGAAAAAGTGATTAAACTTGTATTGACGATGGGCGATGCTATGAATGCCATTGTAGAGCTTTCTTCAGATGTTGTTTCTACGAGAGAGTATGTTGATGTAAAAATTGCTAGTGATACCGTTGAGAAATCACTTGTATCCGAAGAAAACGATTTTATAGTAGGTTCTGGTGTTAATGCAGTGGCAAGGAAATCTCTTACCGAAACTAAATCAATTTTAGGCATAGGCACATTGAATAAACTTCCAACAACCGCTGGAGTATCGCCGACATTCACAGCAACTTTGACTGATTTTGAATTGTTGGCCGGACAACGCATTACTGTCAAATTCCATGCTGCTTCCGCAGTTGCATCAACTCTTAATATAAATGCACTTGGCGCTAGATCATTAAAAAAGCCTGATGGTTCGAATATGACTAACATAAAAGCGGGGGTCTACACATTTGTATATGATGGAGCAAATTTTATTGTACAGGGTGAAGGGGCAAGTGGTAACGCTTTAGCATCCGACCTTCTCTCTGGCAAAACAGCAGACACGGATGCAGGTCCTATTGTTGGAACAATACCAATTAGAGCAGGTACAAATGCTTCACTAGCAAATTCTGCAGCTGCTACCACAATTACTGTTAGACCTCCCGCAGGCTATTATGATGGGGTAGATGATGTTGTAACTGCTGTAGATGCAGACTTCATAGCGGCGAATTTTCTTGATACGAAAAACCTTTATGGTTTACAAGGAGCTATTCCTTCGAAAGGAGCACAGACTTATACGCCAACAGAAACGGCTCAAACAATTGCAGCAGGGCAATATCTTTCAGGAATACAGACTATTACGGGCGTAGAATTAGCCTCAACAAGCAGGATGGCACATTCATCCTTGCCTCCAGTACCCAATGGTGCACAGTATAACAAATATATCTTAGATGCAGGGTTGATGGTGTTTTTAGATGGTTACACATCTTACGCGGCAGGAAAAATTATTAAAAAAACATACAACGCTGCAGGAACATTGTTAGCTACCACCGATTTTGTTACAGGACTTGCTACAAACAACTGGAATCTTGTGGGATATGCTCGACGTGGGGTTATATATATTGGTGCCAGCGATAACACATGTAAAGAGTATACGCACGCAGGTGTGCTCTTGGGGTCATATGCAAATTATAGTGCGAGAAGTAGTATCAGAGTTGCTAATGGAAAATATATTAATGCCGATTATGGTGGTACTGTAATGCAGTTAAAAGATATAGCAGGAAGTATTATAGCTTCTGTTAATGCACCTACTGACTATAGCTTTATGACTACTGATAACTTAATTCAAATAAGTGCTACGACGGCATTGTTCTTTGGAAAATATACCCCAACTGGCGACCCTGCACTATTCAAAATAACATTTAGTGCATCGGCAATTTCTATAAGTGCTTTAATAATGGACACCGGGGCATTTATTGCTCTTGTTTCATCATTAATTGGCTATAATCAATCATTTTAGGGAGGAAATATGAAACTTTTAAAAATAAGCAATATTGTAAAACAAAGTGGTGAAATTGATTACAAAGGGCTGAACATTGATTTGTTTGTCGGGGGTAAGCAATTATACCCGCATGATTTAGGATTTTGTGTAGTTGAAACAACACAATCAAACATCCCGCTCCACAGCGACATCCTAGAAATCACATCAGAAGAGTATGAGGTAATTAAAAGTGATATCAAAGCTAATACACCTAAAGACCCTATGCAGTTAAGACTAGAAACACTTGAGGCAACAATCGACGACATCATTCTAAATGGAGGTGGCTTCTAATGGCAGTTTACATGGCAGGCAGAATAATTGAAGGGATATACACGTACGCATATGTTATTGGAAAACGACCTGACCTTAAAGAGGGTATTGATGCTGAATTAATCCTTCGAGGCAGAGCAGATTTAATTGAGGTATAGCCCATGGAAGTAATTTCGCTTTTACTAGTAGGCCTCTTTGGATCTGGCGGTATCGTAGCATTTTACACGATATGGTCCTCGAACAGAACAAGACGCAGAGAAATAGAACTTGATTTCAAAAAAGTAGAAATGGCGAAGGTTGAATCAGACAAACAACTTCTGCAGGTGATCCGTAAAGAAATACCGCTAGAACATCACTCCATATTTGCGACTATAGACGAAATCGAGTACTTTTTCTTAAGATCGTTTACTCTTCCTGATGAGGGGCGAACGACAATAATTAGAGAAATGTGCGTGAATATGCTTAGGGTGTGGCGAGACGTCATAAAGAGGTATGCCATCGATGCGCAGGTGTGCTTTGACAAATGCGATATTGCACAATGCAACAAGACCGAAAACGCCTTCAGCAAGATGCTTCTCGAGGGTGTTGAGAGATACACAACGGTGTGGGACATAACTAATAAAATGGATGTGTTTGGAAAGAATCAATATGATCCTGAATCATTGGCAACAATGAACGTGTTTATACCTATCTTTCAAAATTGGCATATGTCTCGTGAAGAAGTAATTAGGATAGCCTCGCATGACATTCCAGGTGCAGGTTTAAATCGAAACTGTCATGGTGATTGGTGGGACATGCTTATGGTTTATCAATATGCTATGGTCCAAATGAAGTACGACGCACTTCATGCGATGCATGCATTAAATGGTGAGCTAACAGGAAAAAAGTTTTTAAGCATCACTGTAGGTGATCTGCATTAATTAAAGAGAGGGTGATAATATGCTAAAAGGCATTGACGTATCAAAGCACCAAGGCATCATAAACTGGAACAAAGTCAAAGCAGCTGGAATCGATTTTGCGATGATACGAGCCGGGTATGGCAGAGGTACCGTGGACGAACATTTCAAGAAAAACATTGAAGCATGTAATCGCTTAAATATTCCTTGCGGGGTTTACTGGTTTAGCTATGCAATAAGTGAGACGGATGCAGCCTTAGAGGCAGAGACGGTTTTGAATCTGGTCAGCCCTTACAAGCTTGAGTATCCCATTGTATATGATTTGGAGTACGATTCACTCCGATATGCAAAATCAAAAGGTGTCACAATCGATAAGGCGCTAGCCAGTAAAATGGTTAGGGCCTTTTGTAATACCATCGAAAAAGCAGGCTATTATTCCATGAATTACGCTAATCTTGACTATCTGAGAAATATGTTCGAACCGCAGATTATTGAGAAATATGATTTGTGGTACGCGTACTATAATCTGGTATGTAACAGAACAGTCGGGTTATGGCAATATACGTCAAATGGTAAAGTGGATGGCATCCTTGGTGATGTCGACATGAATATTGATTATCGCGATTATAAAACGTTGATTAAAAAGCTTGGACTAAACAAACTTAAGGTGCAAGAGAAAATTCAGGAGGTGGTCCCAGTGTCTACAGTATTAAAACAAGGCTTCAAAGGACCTGAAGTATCAATGCTACAAAACATTTTACGTAAAGATGGATTTAATATCATCCCTGATCAGGACTTCGGGCCATTGACCACAACATGCGTACGGCAGTTTCAAAAGAGGTATAAGCTTTTAGTTGATGGCATCGTAGGACCTAAAACGTGGGCTACTTTAACGAAAATAAAGGAGAGAAAATACACGGTAACCTATTACGATAGGCAAACGATGTATGTGCACTACCTTAAGTCAGACGTTGCTAAAATTGATCTGCATAGCGCGAGAGGCACCAGTAAAACACCAAAAGAGAAACTCTCAACTATTCTAGCCAGACTTAATCCAGCGCCAGCAATCCTCTTCAACTGCACGATGTTCGACATGCCTACAGGCAGCGTACTCGGAGAAGTCCATGATGAAGGTGTGAGGCACGGGTATAATCCGTATGATCCGCTAACGTTTGTCGTGAGAAAGTCAGTCGATATGGCGTTCATGCACCAGGAAGATTCAAGAAAGCTTAAAGACATAAAGGATACGTACAGCTTTGCGCCTCAGATGTTCATGGGGGGATCTCGCTGCATAGAGTATGGTAAAAACCTAAACAAAGAGTTTTTAACCACTAAGAGAGAACCGAGAAACGGCTTCTTTGAAACAAAAGAATACTACGTTCATGTTTTTGTTAACGGTAGGCTCCCAGTGATGGGATTCAACGGCGTTACGATTCCTGAGCTATTCAAGATCGCTGAGAACATTGGCATCAGAATTGGGCAAAAAATTGAGAACGGTGGCAACCTGGATAGTGGGTACTCATTAGGAGGTTACCTAGGGGGAATACTAAGAACTCAAACGGGAATAACAAGTAGAGCAATAGCAAACGCTGTCGGTGTATATTTTAAATAGGGGGTTTAATATGGAATTGATTTTTAGATTAGGAATCGCTCTCGTAATTTTGATTTGTGCGAATATTGCACTTGGCAGTTTTAATTCGTGGTTTAGTGAGGCGTTTGATAAAGAAAAGTTCTGGAAAGGCGTAAAGAAGGGCTTGGTTGTTATTGTTATATTCATAGCGGTTTATACGTCTGGAAATCTTGTTCCAGAGATAGAGGCGACACTTGTAGGTGGTGAGCTAGTCAATCTCACAACTGGTATGCTGTATGTCGTGATGGCTGGTTTTTTATGGTACGCTAAAGAGGTCATTACAAAGCTTGCTGTACTCGTTGGTGGAAGAGTTGAAATTGATGAGTTGGTACATGACAAAATTAAAGAACCATAAAGTATTATATTAGCCACTTCATCTTTTTTGAGTTCTAATAAAAATGAATTAAGTTTTTTTTAATCAATTTTTAATTCTTAATTTTAATAAAAATGGTATATATAAAGTGTCACTACATTTCATCACCTTATAATGATTTAAAAGGGGGGGCAATATGAAAAGCTTGACAGGTATTTTTAAAAAAGCTTCAGTCATTATCCTAATTGTATCTCTAATTACTAGCACTTTATGGCCGTCATTAATAGTGTTTGGTGATACACAAAATTTTAAGTTGTATAATGGTGTTGTTCCAGACACACGAACAAATATTGGAATAATTGATTATTTTTCCAACTTGAGAGCTATTGATACTATTAAATATTCAGTTACTAACGGGAAAATCAAAAACATAGAAGTAAGACAAGAATGTGGGAAATTTACTTTTAAGCCACCTACTGATGTTTTCAATTTGTTTTTTTCTAAGAGTCCATTGTATAAAAAATTGTTTAATCTAAGCTTTGACGTAGCCAAATTCCAGCTTGAAATGATTCCATTAGGTTCATATCTCGATATAAAAAACAATAAAGTCATAACGAAATGGAAATGGGTTGCGTCCGGAACAGCATTTTATTTTATTAAGTTAAGGGAAGAACAATCGTTTATGGTTGAATATGTATTATATTCGAATGGTAAAGCAAAAGATATTAAACGGAACATGTTTCTTAAAATAAGTAGTATGTCAGATAAAAACTTCAACAAATTACCGATTTATGGGAATTGAGAAGGAAGATTTTAATTAATATATGTACAAATATGATTAGTAAGAACTAAATGTTTAAATGAAAAACTTGATGCATATAAAATGCTTCAAGTTTTTTTGTTTAAAAGGGGAAAATAAGAGCTACACAGAATGAAGATATAGTCTGTAGCTCCTATAGAAGCTTATTTATTAGTTGTACATTTCTGCCTTTAGACGGGTAAGTAAAATCAAATTAAAAATGAACAAAGGTTTAAAAATAAACCAAAAATAGGTTGACGAGTTAACCTTGATATGGTAATATGTGAATGTAAGATGGTCCAAAGATCAATGGACTATTAGGAGGAGAACATATAATATTTTGTTTAAGTTAATAGCGGAATGTATAAAAAGTGATTAGTCACATATACATTGCCTTTATTACTTACAGTGAGAGGGTGTTTTTATGATAACGATGTTTGGGAAATTCTGTAGAAATCTAAGGATGAATAGAAACGAGCTGTTAAAGGATATGGCAGATAAACTTAATGTTAAATCGTCTTTTTTATCAGCAGTTGAGTTAGGTAAAAAAAATGTACCTTCACTATGGGAAAATCAAATTACTGAGTTATATGAGTTAGATAAAAACCAATCAATGGAACTAAGAGAAGCAATTTTAGAATCAGCGCAGTTCATCAAACTTGATTTGCAAAATAGATCTGCGAAAGATCGTAGTTTAGTTCTTGCTTTTGCTCGATCATTTGATAGCTTTTCTGATGAGAAAAAAGAGTCTTTAAAAAAACTAATCATGTAGGAGTGGAAGGTGCATGGAAAAGAAACGAGTTTCACCTAAATCGCGTGACGATATAAAAAAAATCGCCAACATGCTACGAGAGTTGCTGGGGTTAGAATCTTCAGTTGAGAATCCAGTTGTTAGGATACTTGAATTTGTTTTATGCAGTGATGAAATTGGATTCAATTTTGAAATCGTCGATGATGTTGATATTGGGGATTGTGAGGCTATTTCTTTTCCAGATAAAAACTTTGTAACGATATCTAATAGTGTGTACGAAAATGCATGTGATGGTAATCCAAGAGCACTGTTCACTCTTGCTCATGAAATTGGTCATCTATTGCTTCACAAAAATCAAGGAGCTTATGCTAGGACAAACTCAGGTGTAGATATAAAAGCATACGAGGACTCTGAATGGCAAGCTAATACTTTTGCAGCTGAGTTCTTAATGCCAGAAGAATTATGTTTTAATCTTACTCCAGAAGAAATATCTAAGAAATTTAATGTATCCTTAACGGCTGCTGAAGTACGATATCGTACTTTAAATAAAGCAAAAAAAATGACCCCTTATAAAAGAGGCCAGTAA